ATCTTGGCTGAGGATTTAATCCGCGCAGTCAAGTTTGGTCGCATCTCTCGTGAGGCTGGCAATAACTATCCTGCATTGAAGGTTGTTGAATAAATGGCAAATCCAAATGGTCGCAAGGGCGCACAATACGAAACCGATGTAATGCGTTGGCTTCGTAGTGCTGGTGCTTTGTGCGAGCGTTTGGTCAAGGCTGGCAAGAACGATGAAGGTGACTTGGTTGTCATTATCGCCGGCAAGCAATACATTCTTGAACTCAAGAATCGTCAGACACTAAGTTTGCCTGAATTTTGGCGTGAAGCTGAAGTTGAGGCAGAAAACTATGCAAAGGCTCGCGGTCTATCCGAAGTGCCATTGCACTATGTCATCATCAAGCGCAGAAATGCTGGCATAGATAAGTCCTGGGTCATTCAAGATTTGACCCAATGGCTCAAGGAACGCAAATGACAATTAGATCAGTCCTTTGCGATGCACCTAATTTTGCGCAAGCAATCTGTGCGACCTTAGAGGATCAAGATTTCTTTTTCCCCGATGGTCGAACAGATGAGGCAGAGAGACTGCCGGAACTCAAAGCAATATGCGCGAGTTGTATTCACAGAAAGGAGTGTTTGGAATACGCCATAAGCAATGAAATCCCGTATGGAGTTTGGGGAGGTAGCACACCTCGCGAGCGCGAGAAGGTTCTACATCCACGCAGAATCCCTGTTGGCGAAATGGCTAACAGAATCCTTGAATTAAGGGAGCGAGATTTTAACGCCCACGAAATTGCACAAAGCCTTGATACATCTATCGGTTATGTCCGAAAGATATTGACAAGGTTTCCTCGTGCAACTAGAGAAGGAGTGAACCAATCACACCAAGAGATAAAAGACGATTCCTTACAATTATTGGAATCCTCATCGTGACCGCTTTAATCAGCGGAGTAGTTTCAGCAACTCAGGCGGTGCCTGAAGTAATTATTTACAAAGAGCGCCCTGCTCTTATGCAGGTCAGCGCAAAAGAAGTAGCCAAAGAGCTACTCACACCAAGAGACTTCAAATGTTTCAACGCGCTTATGGTGCGTGAGTCACATTGGAAGGATCACAAGAATCCAAAAAGTTCTGCTCGCGGAGTCGGACAGTTACTTGATGGAACATATAGGAACCTCGGTATGAAGCGCAGCAAATCAACTGTTGCTCAAACCGTGGCAGCACTTGCATATATTGGGCGCAAGTATGGATCGGGCGGTCCTTGTGCCGCTTGGTCATTTTGGAAAAAACACTCGTACTACTAAGGGGGAACGGAAATGAGTGTAGAAATTGAGAAGGGTGTTATTGACTTTGATGTCAATACCGCCGCTTGGTTGGAGCAATATAAATCTGCTCTTTTCAAGATAAAAGAGTTACAGGAGGTTGCCGAGATTGCTAGAGCGCATATTGAGCAAGCCTTGGGCGATGCCGAAGTTGGAATGTTTCTCAATCGCCCTGTTGTTCGTTGGACTCGCGTTGAATCCAAGAGATTTGACACCAAGCGAGCAAGAGAAATCTTGCCTGAACAAGTGATCTCAGCTCTTGAGGTCGTATCTATAGCACGCCGATTCACTCTTGTAAGCGAGGATGATTAACCAATGACATTTACACCTTTGACCACGCCGGCAGAGAATCTTGGAAAAGATTTAGCCAAGATTATTACCGATGCAGGTATTTATGCGCCACGATCTCAACAGGTCTATCTTGGACCTAGTGAGGTTGGGGAAAAATGCACACGCAAGTTGGCGTACAAATTGCTGGCGTGGGATAAGGTGAATGAAGGTTCAAACGGCAATTGGGCATCCCAAATAGGAACTGCAATTCACTCACATCTTGAAAAGATTTTTAGCAAGATGCCTGAGCGTTATGAGGTTGAATCCAAGGTAAAGATTAGGGCTAATCTTTCAGGAACCATTGACCTCTTTGACAAAGAACTTGGGATAGTCCTTGATTGGAAAACCACCTCACCATCAAACCTACAGGTGCGAAAGCGTGAAGGTGCCACCGATCAAAACATTATTCAGACAATGCTTTATGCCTATGGCAAAGCACAACAAGGTGCAACGGTCAATTTCGTAGGATTGGTGTATCTGCCGACAGGCGGTCAAATCACCGATATGTATGTTGAGCTGCACCCTTACGATGAGCAGATTGCACTTGATGCTCTGACTCGCCTTGATTCTATTTATACCTTGCTCTCAACTGTAGATGTTGAGGCAAATCCACAAATGTGGGCGATGATTCCAACGGCGCCGTCACGCCTGTGTAATTACTGCCCATACTTTCAACCATTTTCAGATGATCCATCAAAGGCTTGCGCGGGTGATACCAAATGATGTGTGAGCGAGATGGTTGCCCTTGCGGGATACCTGCAAAAACGATTAACGACATCGCAAAAGAATTGGCGGAATTAAATCCGCCGACAGAGTTGGAAACGCCAACAAACTAAGCACCACCCAAACCAAAAAGAAATGGGGGAAGCCAAATGGCTTTCGAAGCACCAAGTGCAGCAACAGAGTCGGTCAAGGTCGCAGACCTTAACGGCAAGTTGCTTATCCTAGAACCTGTTGAATTCAAAACAGGAATCACCACCGTTCACGGCGATGCAGATGCAATCGAAGTGAACATCGTCAATCTTGATGACAACACTGTTCACAACAATGTGTTGTTCTTCAATGTCGCACTCAAGAACTCACTCAAGTCAAAGGTGGGTCACAAAGTCCTTGCTCGTATTGGTCAAGGAACTGCTAAGCCCGGCAAATCTGCACCGTGGATTCTGCTGGATGCAACTAATGATGCAGCAGCCGTTGCCAAGGCAAATGCCTACATCGGAGGCGCCACAACTGCCGCAGCACCTGCGGTAGCGGCGGCACCGGCAGGTGTCACGCCCGAGGTGGCGGCGCTGCTGGCTCAGCTTGGGGCAACTCAAGTTAAGTAAAACTTCCCCGAGAGTTTAATCCTTTCGCTCGGGAGGGGGTAAGACATTGCAGGTTTGCGCACGGGGGACGGTGCGGTGGTTCAACTCCACCAATGTCACAATTTCAACAACTATTTAGGGGGATGGCAATGAAGGCATATTTTGAAAATGATTATGTAACTTTGTATCAAGGTAATTGTTTAGATTATATTGATGTAATAAAAGCTGCAGATGTTTTAATTACCGATCCTCCATATGGTATGTCATACATTAGTAATTCTTCTATGAACGGACCATCAAAAGAAATTGCTGGAGACAATGATGTCAATTTAAGAAATCAAATTATTGATTTATGGCAAGAGGGGGGGGGGAAGCCAGCATTGATTTTTGGAACTTGGCGCGTTGCACGACCAATTGCAACCAAACAATTGATAATTTGGGATAAAGGTGATTCACCGGGAATGGGTGATTTATCTATGCCTTGGGGTCCTGCACACGAAGAAATTTATGTGCTTGGAAAAGGATGGAAGGGGAAACGCCGTCCTAATATTTATCGTGTTCCAACACTTCCTCCATCATCAAAAGAAAGACCCAATCATCCAACGCCCAAGCCGGTGCCATTGATGGAACAATTGATTGATTATGCACCCGAAGGTGTCATTATTGATCCGTTTGCTGGAAGCGGAGCAACTTTATTGGCAGCTCGCAATTTGAATCGAAAAGTAATTGGGATTGAAATTGATGAAAAGTATTGCGAAATGATTGCTAATAGATTTTCACAAGATATTTTGTTTGCATAGGATGAAAAGAATTAGTGAGGAAGAACTGCAGGGTGCCATCGCCAAGGCATTGTGGGAAGGATATGAATACACCCTTCCTGACACGCCGGGGCGGGTGGCGAAGTTCATTGTCTATCATATGAAAGAGACGGGATTTCTTAAAAAGAAAAAGTTGAAGATGCGAGCTGCAAGGAACAAAGATGCCAAACTATGACTTTCAATGTGAGTGTGGGCGAGTCATTACTGAAAACTTTAACTTTGATGATGACAAAACTGTTACCTGTTTGTGTGGCGCACAAATGAAGCGGGTCTATGGAACCTTTGGGATAGTTCTCAAAGGCACCGGTTGGGGCAAAGACAAATGACAGAGATTGAACTCTTTGATTATCTGCGCCACAACATCTTGCCTGACTTGATTCCAAGCCCGCATCCTTACTCTAAGTGGGATTGTGTATCACCTGCATCTAAGGCTTACTTTGAATTGAAATGTCGGCGCCGTCATTATGAGGAGCTAATCCTTGAGCAAGCAAAATATGATGCAATGATGACGATGGGGCAAGAGTTAGGATTATCGCCTTGGTATGTCTGCTCCACACCTGAAAGCATCTTCTTCTTTGATCTGATTCACTTGCGCCCTGAATGGATCACGATGGACTTGCCACAAACTACAGATTTTGATCGCACCGACAATGTGCCAAAGATTGTTGCACTGATAGATAACAAGCAAGCATTTAAGATCGCGCTACCGTACGGGGGGGAATGATGCAAGGTTTTTATTCAAACGAGGCATACAAATCATCACTAGATGATACTTGGACAACCCCAAGAGCATTTTTTGATGCACTAAACGATGAATTTCAATTTACTCTTGATGCGGCAGCTTTGAAATCTTCGGCACTTTGTAATCTTTGGTATGGACCCGATCACGAAACACCTGAATTGAAAGATGCTTTTGAACGCAATTGGCAAGAAGATGCCAAAGGAAATATTTGGTTGAATCCACCATACGGGAGAACTATCAAAAGTTGGATGCAAAAAGCGAACTTGGAGGCAAATCGCGGGGGAGGAATAATTGTATGCTTGGTTCCTAGCCGAACAGATACCTCTTGGTGGCACGAAAGTTGCATACAACACGAAGTTAGATTTATTAGAGGAAGATTGAAATTTGGTAATCAAGCAAATGCTGCACCATTTCCATCAGCCGTAGTTATTATGAGGGGAACAAAATGACTGACACACTAACAACCGCCCTTCGCTTTGCAAGCAACGGCATTGTTGCCGTGCCTGTCGCTGGCGATGGAAGCAAGCGCCCGGGTCTGTCATCGTGGGTGGAGTTCCAAAAGCGCCAACCGACACCCGATGAGCTGCTTGGATGGTTTAGTAATAAGCCCGATGGTGTCGGTGTCATTTGCGGTGCCATCTCTAACAACCTTGAGATGCTGGAATTAGAAGGTCGCGCCGTCACCGCCAAGATGCACTTAGAGATTAGTGAGATTGCACAAAGTTCAGGTTTAGGCGATTTGTGGGCAGACTTAAATTCAGGGTATGTGGAGATGACACCTTCGGGCGGTCTACATTGGCTCTACTTTGTATCCGATGGGGTATTGCCGGGAAATACAAAACTTGCCCGAAAACCGGGGGAAAATGGGGGCGTAGATGTTTGGGCGGAAACTCGCAGCGAAGGGGGATTTACCATCACCTCACCATCTGCAGGATCAACACACCCCGATGGCGGTGAATGGAAACTTATCGGTGGCTCTATTGAGACAATCCCAACGATCACGATGGAGCAACGAGCTGCGCTTCACAACATCTTTGCGATGTTTGATGAAATGCCCAAGGCAGAAATCATCCAACAAGATGTGGTTGCCAAGCACGATGGGATTCTAAGTCCGGGCGATGATTACAACCAACGCACCACTTGGGATGAAATCCTTATTCCATTGGGGTGGACAAAGGTTTATACCCAAGGTGAGAAAACGGTATGGCGCAGACCCGGCAAAGCCATCGGCGTATCTGCCACCACCAATTACCAAGGCACCGACAAACTGCGTGTCTTTTCAACCTCCACCGCATTTGATGCCGAACGCTCTTATGACAAGTTCGGTTGCCTAGTCCACCTGCAATACGGCGGAGATTTTAAGCGAGCAGCCAACGACCTACGCTCTCAAGGCTACGGGCAATCTGACCTGAAAGAGCTACAAACACCCAACTCTCTAATGCCAACAAACACGCTACAGACCCCACCACAGGTCACTGCAACCGTTTTAAGCGAGGATGAGTCAAGTTGGAAGCCTGTAGAACTCAAAGATTATTACGATGGCTTATTTCAAACACCCATTGCAACCATCCTTAAACGATCAGATGGCGCAGGGCTTATCTACGAAGGTCGCGTTCACTCCATTTATGGAGAATCCGAGTCAGGCAAATCGTGGATTGCACAAATTGCCACCGCCGAGATGCTCAAAGCTGATAAGAAGGTCATCTACATTGACTTTGAATCAGATGCCATTGACATCGTAACTCGACTTAAAAACCTTGGGGTCTCACGGGCAAACCTGCTCCAATACTTCACCTACATCCGCCCTGACGGTCCACGCGACTCAAACGACCCTTATTGGCAATCTATCCTTGAGCCAAACTCTGCAACCCTTGTCATCATTGACGGTGTCACCGAATCCCTGACAATGTGGGGCGGTCAAACCAAGGACAATGACGAAATCACTCGGTGGATGCGCATCTTCCCACGAACAGTTGCCACCGCCTCGGGCGCTGCCGTGGTGCTTATTGACCACATCACCAAAAATGCCGAGACACGAGGGCGATTTGCCATCGGCGGTCAGGCGAAGTTAGCCACCATTGACGGAGCTGCCTACCTTGTAGAACCGTTGGAGGCGTTATCTCCCGGGCGTACAGGAACGCTGACAATGAGAGTGACTAAGGATCGCCCGGGATTTATCCGCAAGGTGTCGGGTATATGGCGCAAATCTGATAGAACTCAGGAAACTGCCATCTTCACCATTGATTCGACTCGCACATTGATGGAGTATGTCATTGGCGTTCCCAAGGGTGATGATGAGGTTGAGGCAGATAACATCCGATTTAGACGATTTGAGGTTATGGAATATGTCCACGCCAATCCCGGTTGCTCGCGCCGCGACATCAATGCAGGTATCAAGGGTGATGACAAAGCCAAGAAGGAACGGACAGATGCCTTGGTAGATGAAGGCTTTATTGACAATCGTGGCAACAAAAGCAACTTTATTTTCTATGTGACCGACAAGGGCAAGGCAGAGTTCAACCTATTTGATGCCGAAATTACCCATCTTGGAGATGCCCGATGAAGCGTGGTGGTGTGGTGAAAGTGGCTTTTCAATTCACCACCACACCCCGAGCATTGAGCGTGAAAGGTGTGGTGGTGGGTGGTGTTTCTTTAGGAACACCACACCACCACGCTTCACCTCACCACCCACTACAGGGTCAGGATAATTCTTAAATGAGTGCCTTCAACTTTCAAGCCATTGATTGCCGAAGCTGCGGAAACCTTGTATGGGATGGATTGAGCAGTTCGGGCGTTCCTATCAAACTTGATACAGGTCGGCTCAACCTTAAAGATGAAATCGTCAAGTTGCTTTTGGGCGGTCGCACCTATCAAATCCACCGCACCTATGTCTCATTTGAGGCAACACCAAGATTGGCAGCAAGGATGAAAGCCGCCGATCCAGTTGTCCTAGCCCTGCACGAATGTTACCCATTGACCACTTTCGGTAACTTGGCACCTGACTATTGGGATCGGGCATTGTCACAACTACAAACAGAGGAAGTGCCATTTTGAACTGCACCATTTGCGATAAGCCAACAAAGGTTGATGGCGTTTGCTATAAGTGCCGTTCTAAGGTTATAGGACACCTATCTGAGCTACCAAACCTGCAATACGAGGCAGGAATGTATCTGACACCCGGCAGGGGCGGAAATGGCACCGTCAGCGCCGAACGCAGCATCGGTATCAATGTCAGCGCACTTGACTTTTCAATGGCAACGGAGTTGTTGGCAATCTTGCACGGATGGGAGATTTTGATTCGGCAGGATCGGCAATTGACACCGCCGGCGTTTGTCAAGAAACAGCCAACGATAGATGCAGAGGTCGAAGCCACCTGCCAATTCCATTTGTCACATCTTGAGTGGACATTGGAACAGGCGTGGGCAAAAGACTTCGCCGATGAGGTCGGCGCCCTGTATGTCAAAGGGATTGCAGCTTGTAAGCAATTTGTTGAGCAACCTCGAAGGATTCCTTGTCCAACAGATGATTGTTCAAAGATGGTTGTCATTGATGCTCACCGAATTCACGAGTATGGCATTGAGGAAGAAGTGACCTGTTTTGGTTGCAAGCAATCGTGGACAATTTTAAGACTTGTCAGCCTTGCCTTAACTAACCCTGCCAAGAAGTTCTATCTTGATATTGAGGCAATTGCCGTGATGCTACAAATTACAGATCGTCAAGTTCGCAACATCATTAAATCTGCTGACATTCCACGAAAAGGAAATCTTTACAGTTTGGCAGATGTCATCAAGGCACGATAAAAACTTGACAAGAATTTCATTGAGCGTGTGCTACACTTTCGTGTAACAGATATTGCTATCCCATAAAAGCCCTTGCCATCTTGGTTGAGGGCTTCTTTCGTATATGGACAGGATATGAGCGATATTGAAACTCTTGAGGAAATAGACGAGGCATTGCTCCACGCCTATTTAACCCGACAACAAACAATTGATTCCAAGAAGCACATTGTAGATAAGTTTATTGATGACCTACTTGATTCTCGATTGGAGCTAACACGATGATTAACATTGCAGTTTCAATTGGTGAAGTATCAACAGAGGTAATGACAGATCAGCAATTGTCATTTGATGCAATAGATACATTGCTCACTCGTGCAACTGGTTCAACACTTGAAGCATACAATCGTTACTTTGTTTCAATGGAAGAATACGAAAAGTCTAACGAAGAAGATGATGATTGATAATCAAGTTTGTAGAAAGTGCAAGATAGAAAAACCTTTAACTTCATTTCATAAAGATAAAAGAACTGGTAATCAAAAGAGAACTACTTGCATTGATTGCAGACAGTTTCACCGAGCTGCAACACATTTACCAAGAGATGTTTATGAAAGATTATTAGAGCAACAAAACAATGCGTGTGCTATCTGCGGCATTGATGCAAGTGAATTGAATAAAGAACTCAGCGTTGATCATAACCACGAAACATTGCAAGTCAGGGGATTGTTATGCACATACTGCAATGTTGGGCTTGGATACTTCAAGGATGATACAACGCTGCTCTCAATGGCTATTGAGTATTTGGTAACGACAGATGGCATTGCTTAAACCCTGCCTTGAATGTGGCACACCATCACGCACATCACGATGTCCTAAGTGTAGTGATTTGATTTTATTAAATAGACCAAGACCTGCTAAGGCTTCCAGCAAACAACGGGGCTATGACTACTCGTGGCAGCGCATACGCAAATTAGTTCTTGATCGCGATGGTTGGGTCTGCTACTTATGCAACAAGAAGTTAGCAGGAAGTGATGCAACAGTTGATCACATTATTTCTTTGAAAGATAACTACGAACTGCGCCTTGACTCTAAGAACTTAGCGGCGTGTTGCAGGTCGTGCAATAGCAAAAAGAAGGACAAGAGTGCTTAGGGGTATGAGTACATCGTTTTTTCTATGCATTATACATAGACCCATCGCTCCCACGCTAAAATAAACAGTCGCGAAATTAGCAGTTTGGCTGGCGGCTCAAAATTACGCACGAAAGGAGAACCCGATGACTGCTGGCAGACCACCTAAGCCCGTTGAATTAAAGCGAGCAACGGGAAATCCCGGTAAAAGAAAACTTCCTGAACTTTCAGTTGTGAGCATCTTGCCGATGGCGCACGAGACACCTGCTCCACCTGCCAATCTCGGTGAGAATGGCACTGAACTATGGAATCGCGCTTGGGATGCGGCAATTACTTGGCTCTCGCCTTCGTCAGATCGCAACGCGATTGAGAACGCAGCTCGCCTTGCGGATACATTGGCAACTGCCCGCGCCAAATACCACGCCACTCTTGAAGCCGCCGACCTTCGTGCATTAGTGCAGATCAATAAGTCCTACACGGATTCATTGTCAGCGTTAGGCTTTGACCCGGTATCTCGTTCCAAGTTAGGCGTTGCTGAAGTTAAGCGAGTCAGCGCCCTTGATCAATTGTTAGCAAAGAGGCAAAACAGATAATGGCATCCGGGGGGAAGCACGAACCGCAGTTTGTCACGCCGGTTCCACCTGCAGATTTGAAACGATCTCGCGGGGATAACATCATTGATTTCAGCGAAGCCCTTTGCAAGATTACAAAGGACTCGGTTGCAGGAGCTGCAGGTGAACCTCTTGTCTTTCGCGATTGGCAAAAAGATTTAACACGCAGATTGTTTGCAGTCAAAGCCGATGGCAAGTTGAAACACAAAGTTGCTTTGATTGGATTGCCTCGCAAGAATGGAAAGTCTGCGTGGTTGTCAGCCCTTGCCCTTGAACACTTAGTCTTAGGACCGCAAGGCGGAGAGACTTATTCTTGCGCTGCCGAAAAGGAACAAGCAAAAATTGTTTTCGGTACTGCAAAGCGGATGGTAGAGATGCAGCCTGAATTATCAGAACTGCTCGATGTATTTCGAGATGCAATCTATAACCCAAAGACCGGCTCGGTCTATCGGGCGCTCTCTGCCGAGGCTTTTTCTAAAGAAGGTTTGTCACCAACATTTGTTGCCTTTGATGAGCTACACGCACAACCTAATCGCGAACTCTTTGATGTTATGTCACTTGCGATGGGTGCAAGAACTGAACCGATGTTGGTTGCGATTACAACTGCAGGTGTTAAGACAGATGTAAGTGGTAAAGATTCACTGTGCTATCAACTCTATGAATACGGCAAGCGAGTTGCTACAGGTGAAATTGATGATCCATCGTTTTTCTTTTCTTGGTGGGAGGCAAGCAATGACCTTGACTTCAGATCGCAAGAAGCGTGGTCATCTGCCAATCCGGGTTACAACGATATTGTTAGTGCAGATGATTTTGCTTCGGCGATACTTCGCACACCGGAAGCGGAATTCAAAACCAAGCGGCTTAATATCTGGACTGCAACTAGCGATGCTTGGCTACCTCACGGAGCTTGGGATTCTTGCGAGGATAAGCGCGAGATTGAAGAAGGCGCGAAGATAGTTATTGGCTTTGACGGTTCCTTCAATGGTGACTGCACTGCCATTGTTGCCGTTGAAGTTTTAGAGACTCCACACATTGTTCCAATTGCAGTGTGGGAAAAGCCTGAAGAAGCCGGTGCAGATTGGCAAGTTCCTGTTATGGATGTTGAGGAAACTTTGCGCAATGCTTGCAAGAAATATGAAGTAATGGAGATTGCTTGCGACCCATACAGATGGGCGCGAACATTTCAGGTGTTAGAAGAAGAAGGTTTGCCGGTTGTAACATTCCCGCAGACTGCATCTCGAATGACACCTGCAACAACTCGGTTCTTTGAATCAGTTGTCAATAAACAAGTCACCCACGATGGTGATGTAAAGATGGCTCGACATATCGGCAACGCAACTTTGCGTGTTGATCAACGAGGTTCTCGCCTTTCAAAAGAAAAGCGAGGTTCTACCCGCCGAATTGACTTGGCGGTTTCGGCAGTAATGGCATTAGAGAGAGCCGCTTGGTGGCAATCTCAGGGCGATTTCCTGCCCGCAGTTTTCGACCCTTGGAATATGGAGGAACCTAATGCGTGAAAAAATCACGACATTGGCAGAGATGATGGGCGCAGCCCTAGTCGCGGCAGGTGTTGGCATTATCTTCGGTTTAGGTGCATCCCTGATCGTTGCCGGCTTGATTCTTATGGCTGGTTCCTATTTGGCGGCTGAATGAGCATCATCAAACGCGGTCTTGTAGGTCGCTACCCTCAATACAACAACTATGTTGCACCTTTGTCGCAGCTCTATGGACAAACCAACATCACTTCATCTGCAGGTGAACGCATTGATGAGTGGAGCGCCTTTGGTGTCTCTGCAGTAATCTCAGCGGTTTCATTGCTTGCAGACTCAGTGGCATCAATGCCACTTCGCACTTTCAAAATTGTTGATGGCAATCGTCAAGCGGTTCCACTGCCTGAAATTATTAAGCAACCTGATATTGATTCCAACGAGTATGAGTTAGTTCATCAAATTGTTGCTTCAATGGCGCTACACGGTAATGCTTACATTCACCTTGACCGTGACAAGCGCGGTGAAATTATTGGACTTGTTCCATTGCATACTTATCAGATGCAAGTTTTACCAACAGGTGATCAGATAGGTCGCAAGTATTTGCATCTTGGCAATGAGATTCCTGCCGAAGATATGATTCACCTTCGTTGGTTCACACCGCCTCAGTCACTTGTCGGCGTTTCACCATTGATTCAAAGCCGTAACCTCATCGGTATTGCAATGGCAATGGATCGCCACCTTGGTCAGTTCTATGCAGAAGGTGCAACGCCTTCATCTGTATTAGAGACAGATCAGAAGCTGACAAATGAACAAGCTCAAATCTTAAAGAACACTTGGTCTGATACTCATCGCCGTCATCGCAAGCCAGCAGTTCTTTCAGATGGTTTGAAGTGGCGCCCGATTACAACATCTGCTGCAGATCAACAGATGATTGAGACTCGCGAACAATTGATTCGTGACATCGCTCGTATCTTTAGAATTCCTGCTCACCTTATTTTGGCTTCAGGTGGAGACACACAGACTTATCAGAATGTTGAACAGGCGTCATTGAACTTCCTGACTCACACAATCACACCTTGGCTTCGCCGAGTTGAAATTGGTTTGTCTCGCGTTCTACCTGTTGGCACTGACATTGCATTTGATACTTCATCATTGCTTCGCACCGATGCACTTACTCGTGCAAAGGTGAACACACTCAATGTTCAGATGGGCGCTCGCACACCAAATGAAGTTCGCCAAATTGAAGGCTTGGAGCCTTATGTAGGTGGAGATCAATTCAATCAGGCACTTGCAGGAACAGTAACTGCAGGTGGTGCAATTGAATCTCTTGGTAGCGATTCAGATACTTCAATCCCATTGATGGGAGTAATTGAATAATGGCAGAGACATACCGCCCAAATAAGTCAATGCAAGAAGAAGCAAAAAGGGCTTTAGCTTGGATTGCAGATGGAAAAGCCGGAAGTGGTTTTACAGATGTTGGTCGCAAGAGAGCATCTGATATTGCTGCAGGAAATCCTATGTCTGCTCAAACTGTTTTGCGGATGTATTCATTCTTTGCTCGTCACGAAGTGGATAAAAAAGGCGCCGGGTTTTCTCCCGATGAAAAGGGTTATCCAAGTGCGGGCAGAGTTGCTTGGGCAGCGTGGGGTGGAGATGCTGGATATTCGTGGTCCACAAAAATTAGAAATCAACTTTCAAAAAGTGCAAGGGCGCTTTCATTGATGACATCCGAGGAGGATGGAATGGAAATAGTAGCAACTGACAAAGTTCCTGACTTGGGTGAGGAGTTAAGTGAACTTCTAGCAAATGTTGTTGTCTTTTATTTCAGAGCGCACGGAGCGCATTGGAATGTAAAGGGAGCAGACTTTAGCGAGTATCACAAACTGTTCTTAAAGATTTATGAAGATGTGTATTCATCAATTGACCCTATTGGCGAAAACATTAGAAAATTAGGAAACATCGCGCCATTCACACTTATGTCATTTTTAGAGATGTGTGAAATTGATGATGCTCCACAGACTTTGCAAGACCCTATCGCTCTTGCCAATGATTTGCTTATGACCAATGATGTTATTCTTGATGAACTATCAGATGCTTTTGATTGCGCATCAAATTATGGTCAGCAAGGTATTGCAAACTTTTTAGCAGGAAGAATAGATCAGCATCAATTTTGGAAGTGGCAACTGACTTCATCTCTTGGACAGAATGTGACACAACCTTTGCCTGACCCACTCAATGATCAGGGCGTTGATGAAGATGACCTTGAAGATGACTCTTATGCAATGGGTGATATGAATCGCTCAACAGAAAATGTTGCCGAAGAAGATCGTGCATCTGCTGCTCAAATCGGAAAAGGCACTTTCGTCTCTTGGGATAGTTCAGGTGGCAGAGCCAAGGGCAAAGTTGAAAAAGTTGTTACAAATGGTCAGGCTGCATCATCTGAAGGTTACACAATTGAAGGAACCTCAGATAAGCCAGCATTTGTGATTCGCATTTATAGCTCAAAGGGCAATGGATGGATTCCAACTGATACAACTGTTGTTCATTACAATGAAATTTTGACAGTAATCAACGCCTTGCCAACACCGCGTTCGGAGGAAATTGAAATGATTGAGGAAAGAAAAACCGCTATTGCAACCGCCGAGCGCATCACAATGCAAGCCGAAGTTCGAGCAATGGATACAACAGATGGCTCACTTCGCATCGGTGGATATGCTGCAACATTTAACAAAGAAGCAACAGGGCTAAACTTCCGTGAAGTTATCGCACCGGGTGCTTTCAAGCGCACACTTGCAACAGACAATCCCGTATTCCTGCTCATCAATCACGATATGGAATCATTGCCACTTGCATCTACTCGCTCAGGTACTCTCACACTGATTGAGGATGAAATTGGTTTGCGAATGGATGCTGAGTTAGACCCAAACAATCCACGCGCACAAGAATTGGCATCTGCACTTCGCCGTGGCGATGTAGATAAAATGTCATTTGCTTTCACCGTAGCAACAGATGGCGATATTCGCTCTGAAGGGCTACGCACACTGACCGATCTTGATCTTTATGAAGTATCGGTTGTAACTTTGCCAGCGTATGACTCAACAACTGTTGGTATGCGTTCAGAACAAGATGAAAACGAGGAGCTAGAACTTCGCAAAAAGAAGTTAGCCCTTTCACAAAAACAACTTCGCTTGCGCAAGAAGTAAGCGAACCCACCCTCGGCGCATCCTGCCTCGGCGGTAAAACAAACCAAACCTAAACAGAAAAGAGAAATGAATGTCTTTGACATCAAAACTCAAGGAGCAGCGCGATGCAGTTGCGGTAGAGGCTGAAGCCCTACTTGCAGATGCAACAACCGCAGATGCTCTTGATGCTGTTTCAGCAAAGCAGGATGAAGTTGCTGCTCTTGATGAGCGCATCGCTACTGCTGAGGCAGTAGAAGTTCGTGCTGCAGCAATCGCTGAATCACGCAAGGAATCAGGCGTAAAGCCATTCGTGGGTGGAACAACAATCACTCGCGAAGCAATGACATACGACAAGGATGGTCGCAATTCATTCGTTCGCGATATGATCAACGCGACAATGCGCAACGATGCAACATCTTGGGAGCGCCTAAACCGCCACCAAACAGAAGTTGCAGTTGAAACACGCGACATCTCACGCACAGATACCGCAGGTGGAGATTTCGTACCACCAATTTATCTAATCAACGAATACGCAGAGTTTGCTCGTGCAGCTCGCGTAACTGCTGATCTTGCAACAACAATGGCATTGCCACTCGGAACTGACTCAATCAACATTCCTGCAGTAACTACAGGTACACAGGTTGCGTTCCAGTCATCCGATAACTCTGCTACAAACACACGCGATATGGTCACATCAACTGTTACTGCACCTGTTCGTACAATCTCAGGTTACGAGAATGTTTCGATTCAGCTTGTAGAACAGTCACCTCTTGCTGGCGGTCTTGATCGTCTAGTATTCGGAGACTTGATGAAGGACTACGCACTACAACTCAACACTGCAGTTGTAGGAAATGGCGATGGAACTTCAGGAACACTTCGTGGTTTCATCAACCTTGGTGCAGATACAACAAACGGTATCCCAACAACTTGGACTGAAACAACACCATCTGCAGTAACAGGATTGCAGACAATCTCAAAGGCTATTAGCAAGGTTGTAACAAACCGCTATCAGGCAGTTGAAGCAATTGTTATGCACCCATCAACTTGGTACTGGTTCGCTTCAAGCACAGATGGCGCTTCACGCCCATTGATCGTGCCTTCAGGCGCAGGTCCATTCAATGCAAACGGTGTTGTAACATCACCGGGCGCACCTGCAGGTCTAGTTGGAACAATCCACGGAGTACCTGTTTATGTTGATGCAACACTTCCAAAGACATACGGAGCTGCAACAAATCAGTCTCCAATTCTTGTTGGTAAGTTCTCAGATTCATACCTATTTGAATCAGGCGTTAAGACTCGTGTTCTTCCAGATGTCTTGTCAGCAAACCTAACAGTTCGCTTCCAAGTTTATGGATATATGGCACTTGCTCACCGCTACGCGAAGGCAGTTTCAGCCGTAACAGGTACTGGTACTGTTTCACCTTCAGGCTTCTAGTCTGTAATGTTGGAGACACCTGCCTCTTAATTGGGGCAGGTGTCTTTGACACAATAATTTTGGGGGAAATTATGGAATTGAATTATATTGACGGGCTTAAAGTTGCTCGTGATTTAGCAAAACAAAATAAGTTTCAAACACTCGATGGACTTATTGAAGCCCTTGAGGAACGACAAATTGAAACGGCAGCACTCGTGTTAGATGTGGAGACACGATGAAGCCAAAAGATAGAGTGTGCATTGCATTTCCACACGCAGGTAAAGTAAATACAGAATTTGCAACAAACTTGATTGAGATCAATCGAAAGCGCACAGATCGTATTGATTCAATTGTTGGCATTGGCAATATCTCGCTTTTAACTCGCTCACGCAATGTCATTGTCAAGAATTTCCTTGATGAGACTAATGCTGAATGGCTTTTAATGATGGACACAGATCAAATCTTGTCTGTTGAAGCCTTTGACAAGTTGATTAACGCAGCAAATGTCACCGAAAGACCCATAGTTTCAGCTCTTATCTTTGCCGCTTTTTGGACAGATAATGACGAATTGCGAGCAGTTCCGGTGATTTATCAAGACACCGAGAATGGTCCATTGCCTTGGGATGATTATCCCGATGATCAGATTGTTGAAATTGCAGCGGCAGGAACAGGTTGCTTGCTGATACATCGAAGCATTTTAGAGACTATTCGTGAGCAAGCAAATGAAAATCAAGGTCGCGATTGGGCTTGGTTTGCAGATGGTGCAATCAATGGTCGTTGGTTTAGTGAGGATTTACTATTCTCACGCCGTATTCGCGCACTAGGTATAAAGATTCACGCACACACAGGTGCGATCTTGCCTCACCGTAAAGAATTTTGGCTTGATGATAGACATCACAAGCCTTATCACATCAAAAACTCTTAAAGTCTAAGGGTTCGGTATTATCCCCCTGATACTGAACCCTTAGACCCATTTGAATACTAAGGAGAACCGTGGCAACTAATTATCCCGGCGGATTAGATAACTTTTCCAACCCAACTGCTACCGACTACCTTGATTCAGCAACAGTTCCTCACGCAACTCAACACGCCAACACCAATGATGCTATTGAAGCCATTGAAGGCGAATTAGGAACCAATCCAAAGGGTGCTAAGGCAACTGTTAAGGCTCGCCTTGATGATGTAGATACACGCATTGCCACGATTTCATTAACAACAGGACCGACTGGATCGACAGGTCCAACTGGAGCTACGGGTGCGGCAAGTACCGTTACCGGTCCGACAGGTGCAACTGGACCTACGGGTGCAGCCTCAACCGTTACTGGACCTACAGGTCCAACGGGTGCAGCCTCAACCGTTACTGGTCCAACCGGTGCTACAGGTCCAACTGGAGCCACAGGAGCAGCCTCAACTGTTACAGGTCCTACAGGACCAACAGGTGCAGCCTCAACTGTAACTGGACCCACAGGACCTACTGGAGCCGCATCTACAGTTACAGGACCAACTGGACCTACAGGTGCAGCTTCAACGGTAACAGGTCCAACTGGTCCAACAGGTCCTACCGGTGCAGCCTCAACCGTTACTGGACCTACAGGTCCAACGGGTGCAGCTTCAACCGTAACTGGACCTACAGGTCCAACGGGAGCGGCTTCAACCGTAACTGGACCTACAGGTCCAACCGGAGCGGCTTCAACCGTAACAGGACCTACGGGTCCAACAGGACCTACAGGTCCGATTTCATCTGCAAATGCACATTCATCTGCTCACTCTGCAACAACTGCAAATCTTGCAACAACATATACTGCAGGAACTGCCGATGCAGGTGGTGGTTTTGGTATTGGTGCAAAACTTACTGCAACATCTAATGGTGCAATTTCAATTGATGGTTTTTCTCTTGCAGTCAATGATCGTTTATTGGTTAAGAATCAAACAACACAAACTCAAAATGGTATTTATTATGTAAGCACCGTTGGT